TAAATTAGATGGCGTGAAAAAGAAAGCCAAAGTCAAGAACATCAATTTCAGCGATGAAAAATACACAGGTACAGAACCCAAGTGGGACTATGACCGCGCACTGACTTTTACAGACGAGGAGTTTGATCATCATCTACGCAAGAGCTTTAGATACTATAACTACTACTATGGTCCTAAAGACTTAAAAAAGTATGTAGTGGCTTGGTTGCGCCAACACGAAGGTGATGCAGGCGTCCATAAATTAGACAAAACAACCATTGATCTTTATGCACGTTCTGCAGATAGTCTGACACCATTCACTGTGTGTGCTCTGGTCAAGGCCAATGAGCAAGGTATGCCCTTGCGTGACAAACACGTGGAATATATCTTAAATGCTGTGCACCGTGTGCTTGAAATGAAAGCAGACGATGAAGAAATTGATGACAAAGCAGAAATCAAGAAAGCGGAAATACGGGTACCGACCATACAGGATCGTATGAATGAGGTAGCCAAGAAACATATTCTTTATTTTGAAATGTTAGAAGATGCACTATTCGCAGGTGAAACTGTAGATCCTAAAGCCTACGAATATCTAGTAAAAAATCTAGTGCCGCAGGCATTGATCAGCAAGATATCTGCTGTATTTGAACCCAGACATGCAGAAGTCAAAGAAGCACGCAAGGGTGCATGCGAACAGTTAAAAGAAGCATACAGTCATATGAAAGCCGCAGACTATAAACGCTTTGATGCTTTCTATGAAAAACTATTCCAGGATCTTACGGCTTATAATCAAACTAAAAAAGCCACTAAGAAAGCCGCAGTGCGCAAGCCGCCACAAAAAGAAAAACTAGTTAAGAATCTAAAATATCTCAAGCAAGATACTGCACTTAAGATTGTTAGTATTAATCCTGTAGACATCATAGGTGCAGAAGTTCTATGGGTCTACAATGTCAAGAATCGTAAGATAGGCAAATACGTAGCAGAAGCCATGGGCGGTGTGCTAGGAGTCAAAGGCACTACTATCACAGGCTATGATGCTAATAAGAGCACACAAAAAACTTTACGCAAACCAGAAGAACAGATCAAACAGTTCTTAGCGGCTAGCAAAGTAGATCTACGCAAATATATAGAAAATATCAAGACCACAGAAATCAAACTCAACGGTCGTATCAATCAAGAAACCATATTACTTAAAGTACAATAATCCCCTCAAGGTAGCGAAAGGCAAATTATCCTGTTATCGGTAATAAATACATGATAACAGGATAATTAAATGTCTGAATTACCAGCAAACGTATCATCAACATCTAGTAACCTTACTAATACCTTGAGTGTTCAGACCAAAAGTCTGTATAGCAACGTGACCGGTACAGGTGCTGGACATATCGCATTTGATGCTAATTTACAAGCACAACTAGATTCAGTAGCTAAACAGCAGAATGATATTATTGATTATTGCCGTATACGCCTGGGCTATGGTATGATTGACGTTGAAGCCGACAAAGAACATTTTGATATGGGCATCAAACAAGCACTGATACGCTATCGTCAGAAAAGCAGTAATTCAGTAGAAGAAAGCTATGTGTTCCTGGATATCTATCCTGAAACACAAGAATACATCTTACCTAATTATATTATAGACGTTAAACAGATATTTCGCCGTGGTATCGGTAGTGTCACAGGTACAACAGCCAGCCAATTTGAACCATTTGCATCAGGTTATTTAAACACGTATATGCTAGTAGCTGGTCGTGTTGGTGGACTAACAAACTATGAACTATTTGTGCAATATCAAGAACTAGCTATGAAGATGTTCGGCGGCTTTATGAACTACACATGGAATAAAGTAACTAAAAAATTAACTCTTACCCGTAAGATTCCGTGGGGTGGCATACAGGGCAGTGATATAGTAAAAGAAAGCGTATTATTATGGACATACAATTATAAACCAGATCAGATCTTACTAAATGACCCACAGGCATTTCCATGGATACAAGACTATGCTTATGCACTAGTGTTGATCAGCATTGGTAATGCTCGTGAAAAATTTGCTACTATAGCAGGTCCACAAGGCGGTACAAGCCTAAATGGAGCCGCGCTCAAACAAGAGGGCAATGAACTTCTACTTAAACTTGATGAAGAAATCAAGAACTATGTAGATGGTGGTCAACCAATGTGGTGGGTAACTGGATAGTGAATCAATTTTGTCACTTACCGATTACCTATGTTGGTAATTTGTGTGATGCTGCTGGTTTTGTTGATAGATTACATTTAGAAAATCAATTTAGTAATAAGCAAATAACATCTAAATGTTTTTTATTTGTGTCGTATGTCTGGGAAACTGGCACAGCACTTACCATTGAAAGTCTGAATACGATCTTATCTGAAATTCAGAATAGATATCCTGCAATTAATACAATCCTACTTTTAAATTCTTGGTTTAAATACGAAAACTATCAATTTACAAATGTTCGTGTTGTATATATTGATTATTTTTTATATAGAACATATTCTGAAATACATCTATATAAAAAATCATCAGTCAATTCGTTGTGGTCCAGCAATACTGATAAATTTTTATTTTTAACCGGCAAACCGGATAAAATACATCGTATACGATTATTGTATAAATTCTATAAAAACAATTTATTGGGTAACTGTATTTGGTCATTATTCAGAAGTCAAACATCTACTCTGCAAGAACTACTACCAGAATTAACTCAAAATCAATTAGAAGAGTTCCTAATGGAATATCAACGAAATCCAGACAATATTCAAACAAGATCCGAATCAAACATACATTATGGCGGAATACCTTATGACACAATGTTATTTGACAAAACTAGCTTTCGTGTAATATCAGAAACAACAATTAACAATGCCAAGAATCCATGGATAACAGAAAAAACTTGGATAACTATATTAAATAGTTGTCCATTTATTATGGCTGGGGATCCAACTTCGTTATTAAAACTAAAAAGTATGGGTTTTAACACATTTGAACAATATCTAATAATTAAAGACTATGATAACATTGTAGATTCTGAAAACCGATTAGATGCAATAGTGCAAAATACAACACATTGGTTGTCTGATATAAAAAATTATACTGTTGATATTCAAAAAGATCTTGACCATAATAAAAACAAATTTTATGACATAGCTAATGCAAATTGGCAACTGTTGGCAGATCTAATAGAAGAAGTTGGTATATCTGCACAACCAACTGACATATTACCTACATGTGAAACTAAATTTCGTGGACATACTGAATGGTTTTTTAATGCTAATCTGTTCTTATTGGGATTAAATTACTAGACTTTTTATTTAGACTATAGTATTATAATTAATATCAACTAAGGGGATTTCAATGAGTCAAATCATCGGTATCGTGGGCTTTATCGGAAGTGGTAAAGACACAGTAGCAGATTATCTAGTTAACTTTCATGGATTTAGACGCGAAAGCTTCGCTAACAGCCTTAAAGATGCTGTAGCACAGGTTTTTGGGTGGGACCGTGATATGTTAGAAGGACGTAGCAAACAGTCAAGAGAATGGCGCGAAACCCGTGATGAATGGTGGAGCAAGAGACTAAAGAAAGACATTACTCCACGTTGGGTCCTACAGTATTGGGGCACAGAAGTGGTCCGTAAGAGTTTTCATGATGACATGTGGGTAGCTAGCTTAGAGAATCGTCTACGTAAATCCACAGATGATATCGTTATTACTGATTGTCGTTTTCCTAATGAAATCAAAGCTATCCGCAACGCAGGTGGTCAAGTAGTGCGTATTAAACGCGGTCCAGAACCTGATTGGTTTAATGATGCTCGTAGTATGAATCGAGGCCCAGCACGCAATATGAACTGGGCTCTGAGCAAACATAATATTGAAAAACTAGGCATCCATGCTAGCGAAACGGCATGGGTAGGCACCAAGTTCGATATCACTCTAAACAATGATGGTACTTTAGACGAACTTTACAACCAAATTGAACTTAACATAACTAATAGTCAGGTACAAGATCGCCTTGACGCCATCCTAAACCCTCTTGGGCAACTTCATATTGACAGTTAGCACAGACTGTTTTTAGATTTAACACATTATTATTGTTTAGATCGCCATCAACATGATAGACAAATAATTGCTGTTTTAGTTTGGCCTTAAAGCCACACTTTTCACAGTGTGGTTTCTTTTTATAACCTTCTAATAACCAACGCGGCTTTGGTGCAGGTTTATTTTTCTTCTTACGGATACAGCTATCACAGCGAGTTCTATAGTAAGT